TACCAGCGTGTCCTGCTCCGCTTTCTGTATAGTCAACGTGTACACCATTGAATTCGTCCATAAGTTCGCAATCTGTCAGAATCTGCCTGATTGTCTCAATTACACTGCTCATTCAAACCTTCCTCCTGCTAAAGCAGCGGCACCTCTGCCGATATCACCTGCATGATCAGCTGCCATGCGTTCAAACCAGTGTGATCCAGCCAAAGGGCTGCCGGTCGTGTTGTACTGTAGCATTCGTCCGTTTGGATCCATGATCTTTGAGACTCCCGGTCTGGACCAATGCCGCCCTGTCTTGGGGTCATAGAAGGATCCTTTCAGCGTGATCGGGTCAACCATCAACATACCGTAATATTGGTACCTTGCGTATGGTGTCGCCTGTACAAGATGTCCTGAACCGATAACTGTATTCATCCGGATTGAATTCTGCAGTACACCATTCAGAAACGGTGTATATGGATCCATTAACCGGATGCATTCGTTGTCGATGAACTGCTGTACATATCCGCCTTCATCCAAACCACGATTTGCCAGCATGGTGCTTTCAGGAAGGAAATTGTATCTCGCAACTATTTGCATGATAACTCCCAGTGTCTCATCCCATGGGTGCCATACTGTTTGTGATCAGCAAGCATTACAGTATTTGCTCCAACATTCCGTAAGGCTTTAAAGAATTCTGACCGTCCTCTTTCGGAGTTAGGGTCTTCAATTGTAAGACTGCAGTCCCCTTCGACCAGATAGTCTTTTCCTTCCGTGAATATCAGATCATCATGTTCCCGGAACATACAAAAGCAGCTTTCTTGATACTCAAGCCCTGATGTTGAGGCTGTTGTGATCTTCCTGGATGTCAAAAAACATTTACTGACTGTGACTTTTTGGTAATTCTGACTGGATAGATAAAGAGTGCACGATGTGTTCGTATACATATCACTGACCTCTATAAAGTAATCCCGTTACACCTAACCATTTTGCCATTGCGCTATGTACCTTGTAACGCTTTTCTGCTACCTTCTCAGTTGCGCTGTTGCCTGAATAAGTTACGGAGTATTCTCCGACTTTTTCACTGCTTACGCCTACCGGAACAGTCACTGATTCACCATCCTGTTTGCTTCCGCCATCTATCTGACAAAGGACTTCGGCAACCTCACATGTTGCCGCTTTGATCTCGTCAATAGGATTAGTTAAATCAGTACCAAGTGTCACAACGTTCTTCACTTCAGCACTCGCAACGGTTGCATAATAGTCAAATGTCTCAATAGGGATTACAGGAGCCTTACCGAGCAAGTAATGCTCTTTATACCACTGATAATCAACATACTTATCCATCATGCACTCCTTCCTGAGTTATTTTTCTTTCTCTTCTAACTCTCTATCTTCTTTTGTCTTCTCAACCTTCTTCTTGCCACCTTTGGTGGTTATGACTTTCCCGGTATTGGAAGGCTGTTTCTTTTCATTAACCGGGAAGACTAATCCGACAATAGTACCCATTATTAAGCCGCTGTATGCAGATACAGTCCGTTCTTCTTGTTGTCGTATGCATCACAAATGCCATACAGATGATAGAAGAATTTCCATGCATCATCATCCTGGTTAGTCATCGGATCAATGATCTTGTTAACAACGTTCTTCAGATACTGAATCTGAGCACCGTCTGTAATGATCATGAAGTTGATGTCCTTGGCGCCGGATGCCTTTGCATAACCACCAGCCGTTTCATCAACTGCTGTCTCGCTTCCGGTCGGAGTGTAAATCTTACCTTTCTTCAGGTCGATTGCAGAATAGAAACGTGCCTGCGGAACAATTGTGAAGTCTGCAAAACGATCCAGAATTGCACGGGACTTCGTTGTATCCAGGTTATTGATGGCTGTAGCACCAGCAGATGTCAGGAACAGGTGACGACCTTCTAGAGGTGCTTCTGCTTCATCCAGTGCAACGGTTGCGGTGGAAACAGCAGCAACCCACGCATCACCTGTGGACAGTGTTGCAGCGACTTTATTTGCGTTCGGAACGAGGGATGCATACTTTGCAAAACGGAATGCATCAAGTTCCGGTACAGCCTTTGTACGGATGAATTCGCCAGACAGTCTTCCGAATGCAAGACGGACTGTTTCAATATCATCCATTTCATTGACTGTAAAAACACGGGCACGGTCATAGTTCGGTGCCTTTGTCTCAAACTCAAGAGTTACAGAACCGGCAAGATAACCTTCTGTACGGCTGTAATCACCGAGACCATCCATGTCCATCTTCGGAATCAGGAATTCATGAGAGTACTGTGTCATGGTGGCAAGATCATTGTTGCCATCCAGAACGGATGTAAGTGACGCTCTCTTATAAACTTCATCAAGGAGCGCCACATATTCTTTAAAAAGAGCGATATTGTTAGCCATGTATTATTCCTCCTCTGGTAAGCCCATAGCTCTGCGTGCCGCACTTCTGCGTGCACTCTGATCACCTTCGGAAGTCTTGCTGTTTGTCTTTGCAACTGCGTTATTGATCGGTTCAGCGGATACAAACAGGTAATCGTTTTCTGCTTTGATCACATCAAGCGCCGCCTGAATGTCTTCCTTCTGGTTCTTGGACTCTTTCAAAGCCTGAATGTCCATCAATGCCGCAATTGCTTTTGCATTCCTTCCGCCGGCTTTCGTGATTGTGTCGGTCAACATGTCATTGAAATCACGTTCGGCGATCTTCCGCTGCCAGGCTGCATCATTGTCCTGCAGTTTCTGATTCAGATCGGCGATCTGCTGATTCAATGCTTCCGGATCCACGCCATCGAAAGCCTTTAAAGCTTCCTTAGTCGTATTCAGCTGGTCTGTAAGGCTTGTGACCTGATCCTTGAGGGGATTTACTTCTTTGCCATGAAGCCTGAATACTTCTTTGACCTGATCTTCGTTTAAACCGAGTGCTGTTAATTCTTCTGTTTTCATTTGTCCTCCATAGGCTTTTTAAGTGGTTGCCATTCACTGCAAGTTGACTGTTTAAGGTCTGATCATCCGACCATATGAAAAAAACCGCATTTATTTATTGCGGCTGATTTCCAATTTTGTTTTTTGTTTGCTATAATACAGATGAAGGAAGCACGTGATGGACTGTGAGTCAGTCGGCGGCTTCCTTTTTTTTATTTCTTATTCATTCTGAAAGCAGCAACAACTCTATTGCCATTTCTAATCAAGATATCCACTGTGCAATACTTTTGATAAAACTTCAATTTGTTTTTCGCATTGTTTATTGCTTCGATATCCGTCATAACCTCACCAGTTTCTTTGTTTGGAACGATGTTTAAAATCATTCCACCGGGATTAGTAACAATTTGTTTTGTCATACCTTTTTCAATCTGATGATTTATTGATGACTTACTGGAAATATCTTTAAACTCCCAGTATTTACCATTCACCTCAGCATCTGGTGTATGTACACCCTCACCACCTTGTTCTTTTAGCAGATGAATATCTCTACCGGTCGTCCTTGCAAACCATTCTGCTGTTGCCTCGTCCCTCTGATGGGTTTCATCATTCAAGTATCCTTCGTCTTTGGTAACTCTTCCCGGTGGCACCGGATTTATAGATACATATTCATCTCTGATATCTGTGAATGGTTCTTTGTATCCTATTCCCGGCGCATTCTCAACACGCTGTACTGTTACAGGAGCAGTTTTATAGTTCCGGTAATAGACACGGTTAATTTGTTCCGGCAATCCGAAATGCTGTGAGAATGCCTTATATTCTTTGTACAGTGCCGTCTGCTGTGCTTTTGCTGCAGATATCATCTGCTTACTTGCACCGGCTTCCTTCAGCAATTCAACCTTCTGCCGTACTGCACGCATCCTTGTTTCCAATTGCCGCTGACGCTGTGTTGCCTCATACAATGTGTACTTCTTGCCTCCGTATTCCTTCTTTACGGAGGCTTCTTTACGCATGTCAGCCAATTGCTTATCCGTCCATTTCCGCACGGATACACCCGGCAAAAACGCATCGTAATGATGGTAGCAATTCCATCCAAGTAAGCCCGGCCCGGTTCCCAATCCGCATACTGTGTACAGTTGCTCTTTGGTATATACCTTGCCTTGCCAAATCATGTGTGTCGGTCTTGCTGTGCTGTGTGCTGATACCTCGAACCATTCTGTATGCAGTTTCTCTGCATTCTGATCAGATATCTTTCCGGTCACCTGTGTGATCCCGGTCATTACAGCTCTGCGTGTAGCAACATCGACCCGGTTTCTCCAGGGCTTCTTTCCGGGATTGTCATATTTTATCCATAGGTCTCCATTATGGTCTGATCTCATTCCGCTCATGACCATATCATTGACCGCCTTGCTGATAGCCTGGTCATATGACATCGTTCCGGTCGATATCTCAAGATGGGTCTTGTCCAGCACATTCTGAAAATACTGTGTTAATGACACCTCTGTATTTCTCTGCAGGTCGATAAATCCTGTCGTCTGTGTGATGTTCTCAATGGCATCATGCGTCTGTGCCTGTACTGCTGTTATCAGTTGCTGTAAAGGTAAATTGTCTTCAAACGGTGTGAACGGTATGTTTGCAGCATCATATATAGCCTGGTCTCTTGTATACCCTTTGGCAATGACATCATCATACAGTTTCTGCAGTTCCTTATCTGTGAGATTCAGGACCTTCTTGATCATCTTTTCGTAATTGCCTTTGAAGGCTGATATCTGTGACAGCCGCCATAACTGATAATCGGCTGTTCTGGTGATTTCTCCTGCAAGTCTTAACCTTCGGCATATATCAAGCATCACTTCCAGCTCTAAAGCCCGTAGCACTTGCACAATTCGCTCTGCAATTGCTTCAGTCTGTTCATCATCAATAAACATCAGTCAATTGGTTCCTGAGACATGGCCTGTGCAATGCCCATTGCGGCAGCAATGTTTTGTGCAGCTGTCTCCGGATCTTCTCCATACCACTTGGATCTGTATTCGATTGGCGAAAGAATACCGGCTGCCATATCCATGCGATCCTGTGCTCTCTCTGTTTCTTCGTCTGTCATGATAGAGTCATGGAAGTTAAACGTTGCTTCATAATTCGTTGTGTATTTGCCGGCATAGAAAGCCACTGCGTCAACATAACCTTTCAGTGCCTTTTCAAGGTTTTCCTGGATTGCTGATACCCTGTAATACTTCCGTTTCCGGGAAGCCAGAATCTCTGTTGCAGTCTTTTCAATCACTTCGTTCTTGGACAGGTCTCCGTATGCCAGATGACAGTCTCGCTCGATCATTCTCAGATATTCATTCAGTCCGTTGATAAAGTTGCCCTCACGGATCTCCGGATTGAATGTATCCATAGCATCATCTTTGTCGATATCCGCTGCAACGATTAAACGCTTCTTGTTGACTGGTGTATGCCATCCGCTCTTTGTTTTCTCTACTGTGGTATAATCCGCAAACAACATCCGCTCTGCCGATTCAAATTCCCAATCAAGACGAGCATTCTGCAGGTCGGCCATCTTGATATGCTCCCACGCCTTATCATAGATAGACACGCCGTTCCATGAGTCATCAATGACATTTGGGATCGGGTTGCGGTAATAGCCAAAGTCCATCTTATCCATGCCACGATACACAACGCCTGGCATCAACTGTCCCCAGTCCTCAAATACAGTTAAAGGCACCTCTGAACCGATATTGTTCTTTGTGCCCCTGTATGCTGTATTCATGATTTCAAGGCCTTCGAATGTAAGCCTGTGTGTCTCAACACGGTAATAATAATCCTTATCTCCGTATGGTCTTACTTCAACGAATGCCATTGCTCTTGGGTTGCCGGCACCATCAAACTCAATAGGTACTATCTTGTCTTCTGTCACAAACTCATAATCACCGG